TTTCTGAGGTATCAATAACTTAGTACCTGTATCTTTTATAACTTCCTCATAACCCAATCCCATTTGTATTCTTTTCTCACAAAACTCATCTATATTCTCTGTCTGTGCAAGAGCCACAGCTGCACACAACTCAGGCATTCTATAATTGTATGCCATAACATTATGTCGTTCCCAATTTGGGTCTTGAAATTTATCTCTTGATATTCTAACCTTACCACTACCCGCTGTAATATTCTTAAAACCTACACCACCAAACTGTCTCATTCTCTTAGCAAATACTTTATTATTTGTTGTTACTATACCACCATCCCCACTAGACAAATGTTTAGAATTTTCAAAACTCCAACTACCTACATCACCAATGGTTCCTGCTAACCTATTATGATTATCAGTAGCTAAAAAACATTGAGCACAATCTTCAACAATATGGATTTTTCTGTGGTAAATAATCTTCAATAGTTTTTCCATATCACACATCAAACCATAAATATGAACAGGCATTATAGCTTTTGTTTTACCTGTTATTTTATCTTCTACATCATCCATATCCATCAAAAAAGTATCTTCTCTAACATCAGCAAATACAGGTGTAGCTCCAGTTTGCCATACAGAAAATCCACACATAGCTGGAGTAAGAGCGGGAACTATAACTTCATCACCCTCACCGACTCCAAATGATTCCAAAGCCGTATGTAATGTAGAAGTTCCCGAATTAAAACCTATGGCATATTTTTGATTATGTTTCTCAGCAAATAAAGTTTCTAACCTTTCTATCATGGCTCCAGTTTCACTTGCTCCAAACCCATTATCTAAAACTTCACTCAAATACTTTTTCTCATTACCAGTAAATCTCCAACCTTTATTTTTTCTTACATCTATAGTTTTAGACTCCTGTAAAGACTTCCACTTTTTTTCTAAGTACGCGTTATATTGTACAATATCCCTATTCAAATTTAAGTAATCTGTTATCTCTGTAAAACTCATACGGTTATGACCAAAGTAAGATATTACTTTATCAAAAAACTTGAAGTCATCTGCGTAATCTAAAGTCATTCTAACTTGTGGTCGTTTATACACATCAGGTACATTTTGTAATTCTTCAACTTGAAAAAGGTCAGTATCTTCAAAGTATACCCACATCATTTCAGTGTCATCTCTAGTTTTAATAGCACAAACCTTTTCCAAAGCATCTCTCTTAATACCATAAGTAAAAGCACCCACAGCTAAACCTGAACTTTTAATAAAATCAGTATTTGTTCTTTTATACTGCTTTAAAGCTAACTCTATTAAGTGTGGGTCACAAAATAAATCATCACCATCTACTGTTACAAAGAAATCAACATCATAAGTTTTACAAGCTAACAACCATCTTTTTAATTTATCTTTCTCACTTCCTCTAATATAATCAATACCATTTCGTACAGCTATTTCACATAAAACATCATCCTCTTTTTTCATTGTAGTACATAAAACTATATTATCTATACCTGGTATCATACCATCAGAATAACCACGTAACATTCTATCTATCAAATGTTCTATAGTTGATTTACCTTTTATTTCTAATAAAGCTTTATTCTTCAATCTAGAAGAATTTGTTCTAACTGTAATAAAGACGGATTTATTCACTAAAAAACTCTCTGTTATTTTTCGTCCACTCAACAATAGCCGGTAGTTGACCTTCCAAAGTTCTTTTTGGTACCCAACCTAAACTTCTTAATTTAGTACTTACTGAATTATAACTCGGGTCTTGGGACGGTCTATCCTCTACATACTCTACAACTTCATCAAAGTTTTTATTCATAACTTCACAAATCATCTTAGTAACTTGAAGTATAGAATATTCCTCATCAGTTGTTACGTTATAAATGTTTCTATTATGACCTACATCCATCACTAATTCAACAGCATCCACAAAATCCTCTACGTGTAAAAAATTTCTTAATTGTGAACCATCCCCGTGTACTGGTAATTTTTTATTATCTAACAAAAGAGATATAAATTTTGTTACTAACTTATCTGGAAATTGCTTTAGTCCGTATGCATTATTTAATCTCACCGACTTCCAATTAAGACCATAACTATAACCATAGGAATGTAACAAAGATTCTCCAGCAGCTTTAGTAAATGAATAAGGGTTGGTGGGTAATGTCATAGAATCTTCATGTAACACTTCACCTGTACCTATAACTTCGTCAGTACTTAAATGTATCAACGGTATATCACAATCTATACAAAATCTACTAAGATGGTGTAGTCCTAAAATGTTAATTCTTATAAAATCTTTTGGTCTATCAAATGATTCATCAACGTGAGTCTCAGCTGCAGAGTTAATAACCAAATCAAAATTTCTTCCAATTCTTCTCATAGTCACCCAAGACCTACCATCTTCTATACTGAAAGGCCAAATAACAACATCAGTATCAATTCTATCTATAGATGAAGTATGACCTAAATTATCATAAATCTGAACATCGTGTCCATTATCACAAAATCTATTTACTATATGAGAACCTACAAACCCAGCTCCACCTGTTATTAATACTTTCATTATTCTTCCTCTACATTATCTAAATTTTTAAATAAATTGTACCAATATTCTCCAAGATTTTCATACGTGTATTTAGTTGCGTATTGTTCTCGTATATTAGTATTTATTTCCATGTTCAATTTATCAAAATTTGTTAATATATAATCTATCTTTTCCTCCAAATCAGAAAAATCATATTCAGTTCCAATATATGTCACTCCTTCTTCATATATGGTAGGTATAGTTTTTACTTTTGATTGTTCTGGTTTCAGTATAATAGTTCCATACTGCATACACTCGAAATCACGAAAACATATTTCTCCCATACCAAACGGCGACAATGAAATCTTTGAATTCCACAAATTTTTAATATACTCCTCAAAAGGTAATCTATCGTATATCATATTATATTTTTGTTTTAACGGTTCTAACATTTCCCATAAACCATTTCTATGAGCTGTATAAAAATGGTCATTCCTTGAAGTGTGGTCTTCGTTGTACTTATGTTTACCTTGAAATATAGCACACACATCTACACCTTTACTCTCATTTATAGGTTGAAATTGTCTATAACCTGGTACTAAATAACCTATATTCCAACCACTAAATTTTATACGATTCCATCTATCTTCAGGAATATCGTAACTTAAATCTAAATCACTCCCACTACCCCAAAACCATTTATTATGAACATACGGTACTTTATATTCCTCACATGTTCCCAACATTTGATTTTTAAAAAGATATATAGCGTCGGACTGTTCAAAAACTTCATATGCTCCCATTAAAGAAGTAGAATCAGTACCTTCAAATAAAAAATAATCTCCACTAATTTTGGAGAGATTATTTAACCCGTACTCTATACTTTCAGTTAAAGAAACTTTTTTATTCATGAAATCATGCATTCCGATAAACAAATAATCGAAGTCATCAGACTCCGTGATTTCAATACTATAATCTTTTAGAACATCTTTAGCAAAGAATAATGGTCTAAAAGTAGGTTCATTTCTTCCTTGAAATGGGTTTGGTATTTTTATTTTTATCAAATTGTAACCTAGTCATTTATTGCAAAATTTAATTCAAAAAATTCTTTACACAACTTTACAGCATAATGGTGTTGTCTTAAAGATGTTTTATCAGGTATATCTAAAATACTTAAACCTTCACGTACTGTTTCTTTAAGTAATTGTGCATGTACGTCATCCTGATGACCTTCATAATTTAACTCAATACCATCTTCATTTTTATACTTTTCCATTATGACTCCTTTGAATAATTCTTTTGGGTATCAACAAAAGTATTTTTTACTTCATTTATTATTTCCCCATATAGATTATTTTGTAATTCTTGTTTTTCTATATTTTTATGGTGATATAAACAAAATTCCTCTTTATGTGGAAGTTGAGAAATAACATCACAACCAACTATATTTTCATGAACACGACTTGCCCACTTAATGTCTTCGGTGTTTCTAAAAATTCTCGCTTGTGGATCTGGAAAATTAATCCATCCTTTATCATTTACTCTCCAATTCCATTCTACTATATGTTCGTGTGTTAAACCATCAACTGTATTAATTCTAGGTACCCAAATCAAATCTACGTTATCATTACTTTCTAAAATTTGATGTAGATTTGTAATTAAAAACTCACTTGGCATTTCATCAGCATCTAAATGAAATATATAATCACCAGTACACATTTCCTTAGCATAATTCTTTTGAGCTGCGAAATCTCTTTGTAACTCACGTCTTTGCCACACAGTAACATAACCATCATCATAAAACTTGTTTAATACTTCTTCCATTTCTTCAACAGAAAAATCATCTAGAACAATAATTTCATCTTCTTCTTTTTTATGTTCGTAAACAAACGGTATTAATTGTTTAACCTCTTCAACTTCATTGTGAGTTGTTATAGCGTAACTAATCTTCATCTTCCGTCTCCACTATTTTTTCATCATATAAATAATCTACTAATTTTGGTGTTTTAATATCTCTCAAATTAAACGTTCTATATACATCAGCTCGTCTTGCTACTCTTCTTATTTTCTGTCTATAAAACTTCTCATTTACTCCTCTACCTTCAGGAATTAAAACTCTAAAATAACTCATTTTTTTTATTTCATCTTGAACAATACCTGGTGTACCTATACTTCTAATTAATCTTTTGAATAAAGGTAAGGATAAATTATTCAAACTCAATGCATGTACTTTCTGTTCACTCATCTTTGCTTGAACTGGCCATATACTTAATACCAATGCCATATAATTACCTGACTGCTGTTTCCCCTCATATCTAAAGAATATAATATCACCTTTCCTTATAGCCCGTTTAGCTATCGGCATTCTTTTATTAATTCGTTTTCTATGTATTCCTAAGAAGGTCATTGAATATCCCTAGTAATTCCCATATCCTTACAAGCTTGTAAAAATTCATACTTACCATAAGTAGTAGCATTTTCTACATCCAACATACTTTCGTACCCCTCATATTTATCCAACTTATTTTTTGGTATCTCAATTACTTGAGCGTACTTCCAAGACCAGTCACTTATATTACCCTCTGGATAAATTATACCACGTTTTCCCATATTCAAAACAGCTGGAAACCATACTATATTCCTTTCATCATCTACAAAACTTAAATCTCTTACTAATTGTGGTGAACTATCTAAAGATGTTTTTAATTCGTCACTGTCTACTATATACCATGAATTACTCATAAACCCACAACTAAAACACAAAAACGAACTAAAATCGTCTTGTACTTCTTCAAAACATCTATCAATATCTTGACATACGGGACAATCAACTACTCTTTCCATAATTTTCTTTTCCTTAAAGGAATATCCTTATTCTTCAATGTAACTAAATAATAATCCAAAGAGTCACAGCACTTTTTCCAAACAGGTTTCAATTTATGTCGGTAATCACTATTTTCCTCACAATATTCTTTTACTAACCGTCTATCACCCGCTTTACCTTTAAATAAACCACCTGCTGGTCTAGCTTCAAGGTCATACCCACATACCTTACACCTACCGTCTACTAAATTTTTATTAATTATCATCTACATTTACTTTTTTTAATTTTGGTAACCTAACTTTAGTGTTAGTATCTGTAACCTTCTTAAGTTTAGGTAAATTTAATGACACTTCCTTTGGTGTTTTTGGAATATATCTATCAAGTATTTCCTCAAATACTTTAGTCATATTAGTATGAGAAAATTTACCACTATTAATTTTACCTTGTTCAGTAGCGTTAAACTTGTAGGTTTTATAATTTTTATACACATTCATTAACACCTTAGAACTATTAGGATAATTCACAGTAAACCATTCTGCCCCTTCTGTCCAAATATTTCTTGGAAACGCTTCTCTAGGTGTTTTATTCATTTCACCACCCAACAATACTGATAATTTCGGGTCAAGAAAATCTACATGACCACTCCAACTAGAAGTTATAACGGGTTTCTCACTAAATGTAGCTTCTAACAAAGGTCTACCAAATCCTTCTCCGTGTGTAAATGAAACATGAGCTTTAACTTTCGGATGATTATATAAACCATTCATTTCTGTATCAGATAAATCTCCATGTAAAAAATAAATATTAGGTAACTTCTTACCAGATACAGTTTCTTTAATTTGTTTTATTTTACTTTCTATATCCTCTCTATCCATTACACAAAAAGTAGCTCCACTTGTTTTTAATATCAAAGCTGGTTGTTGTACCTTATCCTTAAAAGTTTCAAGAAATGTTTTCACTAACATTCCAGTATCTTTTCTATCATTACCAATCCTACCCTGTAACCAATGACCAACATAAAGAAAACAAAAAGTTTCAGGTATACTCTTTAACTCATAATGTAGTGATTTTTCTATCTCATCTGTTTTCTTATAAATATTAGTGTCTGCCCCTTCAAATAAAACTTCTATCGGTTTTTCTAATCTTATTTCTCCGAGTGGTCTGTTAGAATCCTTTTCATGTTTCTGATAAACACAACCTTCTAATACTTTTTTTGTAAATTTTGAAGGAACTATATTCAAATCCATTCTATTCATACCCTCAATCCAGTCTGGTGGACACGCTGTAGTTTCTATACCAGCTGTAATACCTATATTATATTTTCCCAACTGCATAAACTCATTAGGTACAACTATATGTACATGAATATCTGGTTGTCTCGGTAATTTATTATCGGTAAGTCTATCAATTATTAAACTATCTGCTTCGTCTTGCATATTCAATGCATTCATTGGTGTATTACCCCACCTAACTGGATATACTTTAATATCAAATTTGTCCATTTGTATTAATGAACGTACCAAATCCCTACTATGAGAACCATAACCAGACCTTGTTGCCACTGGGGCTGTAACTAACATCAAAGGTTTATCACTCATAACTTACTCCTATACCTTATACAATGAATATCTTTTACGAGGTTTCCACGTTTCAAAAGCCGTGTCCATAGATTTCATAAATCTTTTACACATCAATTTAGCTGTCATTCCAACTTCTTCTAAGTGCATCCACTCTCTACCCAATTCACCACACCTTGTTCTTTCTTCACTACCAAGGTCATACCAATATTTTATAGCCTCTGCTGCTTCATCCCACCTACACCTGTCATCAAATATATAAGGTGTCGGCATAGAACCTTGTAATGAACGAGTACGAGGCCATACTGGTTTGACCCACTCACCGTGAGTTAAATCAGGATTATTCTCCCATTCCTTATCATTATGTAATGAATGAACCCAACTATAATCATTTTCATCTAAATGTTTTCCTTTATATTTGAATCCACATTGGTCTTGTAATCCACCAGTAACATTTACTATAATAGGTGTCCCTGTCATCAATGACTCTGCCGTTCCTAAACCAAACCCTTCATTAGAAGCTATGTTAATAGTTACATCAGCTATATTATATAAAAAGTTCATTTCCTTAAAATCTAACCTATCATCTGAAAAGTATACATTTCTATTTGGACAAATAGCTTCTACTACAACTGGTAAGTCTGTACCATTTTCATCTCGTGGTTGTGTATGCATTAACAATGCACATTTATCAGCTTCTTCTTCTGATAATGTATTACAGAAAGTATGAAACGCAAGTATTACATCACTTGTCATTTTTCTTCTAATATTTCTATTATTGTAGTATAAAACAAAATCGTATTTATTACCATCAAACTTTTGTTTTCTAAATTCTTCAAATTCTCCCCACTCACTATGTAATTCAGTTAATGGAAAATATAAATCATCATTTATACCGTGAGGGACATAAGTAACCTGCCAATCTTCTGGTGGATACTTTGTCCAAACATTCTTAACTATATTAACCGTTTGTTTAGAAATATTCATAATTAAATCACTCGACTCGTAATAAAATTCATTATATTGAGGATAAGGTAAATCATCCCATACATTATAATAAAAAATAGGAACATGTTGTCTTATTTCATGTTCCATTTCATATAACCATTGCCAAAATCTTGGGTCTGTATAATGCATAATAGCGTCTGGTTGTTCTCTGACTATCATCTGTCTTAGTAATTCCTGACTACCATATCCACTAATAGGATAAATAGTCAAACTAGCATCCTTGACACCAGTTTCCTCTCTAGCAGCATCATTCATATCTACTACGTTACCATCCTCTGGATGTTTAATAGCTCCACCAACCTGTACCCAATCGTATTGATGTATTGTTCCCATAACCATTTCTTTTGTCATAGTACCAACACCAGAGGACATACGAAGATCATCTGAAAAAATTAAAATTTTCTTTTTAGACATAATAACCTCTTTCTTTTAAAAATTAATCGTGCAATAACTCTTTTTTAACTTCTTCTTTATGAACACTCTTTTTTATGACACTCAAGTGTTCTTCCATTTTAACCAATATTCTATGCATATCGTGAAGTAATCTCTCAACATTTTTATTATTTGGCATACTACCTGTATTCTTCATAATCTACTACCACTCGGTTTAAGTGCGTCATATTTTTCTATTTTTTTTCTGAACTTATCATCTCTTACATACAAATCCATAGAGCGATTGACAAGTTTTTGTAACGTAAATTCTCCGTCTAGATTTCTACCTTTAAATTGTTTATATAAGTCAATTAATATTTTGACTGTAGTTAATTTTACTTCCATAATAATTCCATATATATGTATATATAAATATCTATTTTAATTAATAATAACCGATTTTTTATTTAACTCTCCCACGTGTTTAAGAGTGTTCAAAGTACCATTAGATTTAATACCTTTTGGTATAAAAGCTACAACATAATCAGAATAATCTGCTATTTCTTTATTCCTTTTAAAATAATTGTATACACTATATGGTTTACTATAGTTATACTTTTCTGTAATACAATGTTGATTGTAATTATAATGAGCTGGTGGAAACTCCACATATTTCATATCAAATTCAAGAGCATATTTCTTAGCTAACTTATCTGCTCCTAATCTCTGTCCACCACTCACAATTTCTACTTCTTTTCCATACTTTTCTTTTAATTTAAAAACAAAATTCTTTATTTTTTGTTTGTCTGTATATTTTCTACTACCTACTATACCCACTTTAATCTTCATAATCATTTCTCTTTTGTATTCTCTTGGGTGGTTTAGGTGATGTACAAAACTTAGCTGCTCTATTAAACTCATTCAATGACTCTAAGAATGCATCAAAATTATTTTCTTTATACACATATTGAAATCTATTGTGTCCCTTTCCTTTATAATAAAATGGTACTATATCAAACCACGTAAATTCATTCGGACCTGTAGAAGAGTTTGCTTTAACAAGAGTTTTGTAACGTAATTTACTTTCCCATTTTTTTAAAAACCTACGAAGTTCCTTTGCTTCTATTTCATTTTTTTCATACCATAACTTTAACAAAAATGGTTTTGCTAAATCTTCATATATTTCATTTATTTTTTCTATAATAATACTTTCTTTAGAACCAATAAATTCACTAAGTTTCATTCTTAAACTCAATTTAATATATCCCATATCAAGCCTTCCTATCACATAAATCTGGTCTATCTTTATACTCACAAAAACGACAATTTTTGGTCGTTGGTACTTTATTATAAATATGCTCTGTATTATATTCCCCTTCAACAAAACATTCGTCTGTAAACTCTTTTAATCTACTTATAACTCTATTAATACTCGGAGTTCCACTTGCTGGTACAAATAACTGAATTCTCTTTTGAGGGAACTTAGCATTTTCATACAACTTTCTTTTTAGAATAAAAAATTCAACTTCAATTTTATCCATTGGGTGATTAAATTGTTTAGAATAAAATTGTTTATATAACAGTAATTGATTACTTTTTGACCTATCTTTCTTGGCCCACTTATTCCAACCCATTGTCGAAGTTTTAATATCTATAATTTTTATAACATCTCTAATAGTATCTTTTAATATAATATCTAAATATCCTTTAAAACATATACCATTACCCATATCATAATCAAGAGGTGTTTCTATCCCTACCAATTCATAACCACGTTTAGAAAAATATTGACCACGTTTCTTTTTTAAAAAATCTAATATTAGACACCCGTGTTCATAAAACTCAGCCATATCTTTCTGAGTAGTAATTTCAGTAGGATCATTTTTATATTGAACTCTTTCATCCATAATACTCAAATAATTTTCTTTCATACGAGTCAACAACATAGTTTTTAATGGTAACATATCAGCTTTTTTAGCTGTTTCAGAATACATCGTTGTAATATATTCCTGTACAACTTCGTGCATCGAAGTTCCAAATAACGTATATATATTATCAGTAAATTCTCTGAGATTTTCTATATAATTTAATTTCCAACGCCACGGACATTTGTCCCATATTGAAAATTGACTATAACTTATTTTTTTCATTAATCCATCCACTTTCCGTCGTGAATTAAATGTTACATTCTATGTTTTAAAATTTCCCACATCAAACCTAAATAAGACTTAGATTTATAAATACCAGCTTTACATTTGAACATATACATTACTTACCCCATTTTCCATTTCTAACAATCCTTGCCATAGTACTATAATTTGTTAAATCCTGAAACGAATCCTTAACAGTTTCAGAAATTCCTTCTCTATCCTGTCTCACCACAAGATTAACTAATCTATTAACTTTATCATTTATCCTTACAACTAAACCCGTAGTTGACAATTTGATATCCTCTTCTCGTTCTAAATTAGTTCCCATTGCTATATTTGATGGACCATAATCACTCTGTTTCTGACAAAACAATTCATAATCTTCACGTTGTAATCTCCTAAACTCCTCTGTCATTACTGGGTAATTCTTTTCTAAATAATTTGTGGGTGATATTTTAACTGTATCAACGGTTTTCTTTTTGTTACTTTCTTTTATTACTTTAACCATTTGTTTATTTCCTTTTTATCATTACCATACATTTCTAAAATACTTCTCAATTCATCTTTATTTATTGTATAATACAACTCTACCATTTCCTGAGCTTCTTGTAAACCTACCTCAAAATATCTACCAACAACTTCTAACATTTCTTTTGGAAAATCCATCTCTTTCTTTTTCTTAACATAACGAAGCCATTGTTTCTTTTTAGGGATTACATCAACATACAACTTGTATAAATCTTTTGGTTTCAATGTATACTTTTGAACTTGATTTACAAACCCAATCCATTCCGTTTTCATAGATAAAAATCTATGAACCATGTAATTAGACCAAGATTTTTTATCTTCGTCTGAAACCTCATCCCAATAATTAGGATTTTGAACTCCCGTTATTTGATTTACGTGGTCGAACAGACTCTTCTTTTTTACCGAAGATTGATTCCCACTTTTTTTCCCATTCATCTTGACTTATTCCTATTCTAGGTGCATCTCCCTTTCCTGCTTCAGATTTTTTAGTAAAAAGTGAATCACTTTTTGGTTCTGGTTTCTTTTCTTCTTTTTTCTTTTCAGTTTTCTTCTTCTTCAAGTCCTAATCCACTACCTTCTAAAAATTTTTCAGCTACCTTACCACAATTACCACAACTATAAACTTGTACTGGAATTAAAGTTTCCTGTCCAGTTGGTGATACTAGTGCTGATAATCTTTTTAATACAAATGAATTAATAAATAAATAATTATCACAACTATTACATTTAATAGTTTCTGCATCTCTTAAATCTACTTTAACTTGTGCCTGTGGTAATGGCTTCATTGGTTTTGTACTCATTATTTTATCTCCTGTAATAATTCTATTAACATAGCCATAGCGTTGATTTCTTTATCTACAACCTGACTATCACTCAGTTCATATTTTGCTATTATCAAAATACATTCTGCTACATGACCAGACCCATATTCATCAACCTTATCATATAACAATCTAAATAAATCAGCATAATCTCTTACTCTATTATCTGTAAGTAATTGTCTGATACCTTTAAAAGCATCTTTCTTATCTTGTATTTTTAATATTTCTAATAGTTTTAATTTATAATCATTTTGTAATATACTCTCAGTATCCAAAACAAGTTTACCATTTACAACATTTCTTTGGGATGTATTTATTACTCTACGGATATCTGGATAATTACTATCTACTATAACCTTAATATCTTCCAACTCATATTCAACATTTTCATTTTTAAGAATATTATCAACCAAGTGTCGAGCCACTTCCATTCTTGTTAATGGTTCTATGTGGAATGACTGACACCTACTCTGTATTGGTTCAATTATACGCTCGACGTAATTACAAGTTAAAATAAACCTACAATGTCTACTGAAGGTTTCCATTAGATTCCTTAAAGCAGCTTGTGCATTAGGAGTTATATAGTCACACTCGTCGAGCGTAATTATTTTTAAATCTTTGAATCCTACTGAGGAGGCGAAGTTTTTTATTTTAGTTCTTACTGTCTCTATGTTATTTTCATCAGAAGCATTGATGTACAAATGATCACATTCAATTTGTTTCGTCAGAATTTTAGCGAGAGTGGTCTTACCTGTACCAGCCTTCCCGTATAGTAAAAGATGTGGTAAGTCACCACTCTCTAGATAAATAGACACTTTACTTTTGAGATGTTCGTTCCCAATGTAGGTATCTAATTTAGAAGGTCGGTACTTTTCAACCCATAAAGAGTGTTTCTTATAAATATTATCCCCAGAACTTTTCACTTTTCTTTCTCGTCTTGTATTTTCTTGTTGGACTTTTCAATCGTTTCTCGGCTATATCTATATATTCTTGATTTAATTCTATCCCAACCCATTTCTTATCCTGTTCCATAGCTACTTCTGCGGTTGTTCCACTACCAAAAAATGGGTCTAATACTATTCCAGAAGTAAATTCTACATCACAAGAACAAGTAGGTTCATAACCTTTGATAATTTTCTCCCCCTTACTCATCCCTTCTCTTTGACAATATTCTCTCAGTAAATCTTCATAAGCAGACGCTGGATTGTTAGGTCTAAATTGTGGTGCTATGACTTTAACTTTTCCCTGTTTTATATCTTCATTTAACTTCTTCTTTGCTATTTTTCTTCTCTCAGATGAGTCTGTTTTATTTTCAATTTTTAACTCTTTAGGATTACCACACTTACTACAAACGGTCTCTGGACACCCAGCATCTATGGGTGTTTCAATTAATTCTGGTGGAAAGGTAGCGAAGTGAGCCTCCGAAAATCCCTTTGTATTTATTGACCACACCGTTCTCTTGTTTCTACCCTCTTGTTTAGGTTGCATATTTCTTGTGCGGTAAGACACCGCGTACGGGCTGTTATCAACGTCTACCTTAGTATTTAGTGGCCTTTTTATTACTGGACCACCCCACCTATTCAGAGGTTTTAATGGCTCTAATTGTTGTTTAAAATAGTACTTTCTACTCTTAGTGAAGAAGAATAATTTCTCAAAATCTACTGTAAATCTATCTACAGCACTACTTGGCATACAACTTGGTTTGTGCCATATAATTTCATTTCTTAATGTCCAACCACGATTAATCATTTCAATAGCAAATCTACTTGGTATTTGTGTAAGTGTTTTTGTTGGTAAAAGTCCCAAACCTCTAACTTTATTAGCTTTACTAATACCAGTAGATTTGATATATGTTTTTTTAGCCAATCTATCACCACTAAAAGCACTACCACTTTTTGTATAATATGTATCACCTATATTTACCCAACAACTACCTGACTTTTTAAGAACTCTTTTAACTTCATCAAATATATCACACAGATGTTTAACATACAAATTAAAATCTGGTTCAAGTCCTAGTTCACCTTTCCAGGCCCCACACGTTTTACAATTTTGAGAATTTGTAATATGGGGTTGTTTAATACCAACTACTTCATGTTTTGTCTCAACAACTTCACCACGATTTCCTCTACTTGGATGTAGTAAGTTCTCCCCCCAATCATGTTCACATTCACCTTCATAAAATTCATTATCCCATACTTGAGGATTGGTTCCATAATCCCTGAGACCCCAATACGGCGGTGATGTAACACACATATCTATACTTTCATCTGGAAATGTTTTTAGAACTTCTAACGAATGTCCTTGATAGATTTTGTTAGTCAACATCTGCAACTGCTACTAAGTAATATGTTGCATCGTAATTATCAATTTTAAAATTGATACGAGCTAAACCTTCTGAACTAATTTCAAGTGTGGCTGTTTCACATTCCTTATTAGCAATAAGTACGTTCTTAAACAACTCAGCATTGAATGAAACATTCTCTATTTCTTCATATGTTTCCGTTTCTACTGGTAATGTAACTCTATTAGTATTAATATTAGAATGTCCAATAACCACCTTAACATCATCATTTGTTAATACAGTAAATGTATCTGTATCCTGTAAAGCTGTCTTACCTACGACAAACTTTTTTATGAAATCAGTATCCACTTTTATCTTTACTTCAAACTCGGGTACTCTTTTCATTTCGGGTGGTTTATTAATAACCGACAAGTCTGACAACATAAAATTCACAGATGCTTTGTTATCACTTAACATTAAAGACACTGCTTTGTTGTCTATGACATTTAATCTTAATTGTATATCATCTGAAAGAACAGACAACAATCTCAAGAACTGGTCAGTATCATAGACTCCCATATCAACATCTTCAAAAGTCCAATTATCGAGAATTACTTTACCAAGTAAAGATTTATCCCTTGATACAAAACGTGTACTCAAAGAATTATCTTTACTATTAAGAACAACAGAACTTGTGTTGCCTCCAAGATGGTATTTCTCAATGAATCTGGTTAACGTAGATTTATTCATTATAACTTCTCCTTAATGTAACCATATATACATATATATAGAATAACCTAAAATCAAAAAAATCTTTCTATCGAATGTTCTTTATCCACAGGAGTTCCCCATTTCATAGTTTCATAGAACATATCTATTTTCTTTTTTAATACTTGATTAAATATTTTATCGTGATTTATATATTTCTTAATATAATCTGTTATTTCAATTGGGTCTTCGTGTCCTTTATAAGCCAATGTATTAATACCCAACGGATTTTGTTTTAAATACACCCACCTAATCTTATCACCATTACTTATAAAAGAATATTTTTTATCTCGGTTATAATACCTAAGTAAATCATTGTATGCCATCGCGGATTTAACATGAATAGGAGTTGCTTTTTTATATGAAGTCATAACTGAGTTTCCTGTATCTCCTTTCTCTATAAACTTATCTATACGTTTTACTCCTGTCGGCATAGAAATTTCATCAAACCCCATTTTCTTCATACCATTTTTAAAACCAACTATTGTTTCATCAATTTTATCTTTTGGTACATTCATCAATATATCTTCCAAAACTTTCTTTAATAAAGTTCTCATTGCTGTTGGAAAATTACTTCTTACTGTATCCAACCCCTTTACCAAAATTTTATCGGTTTTTACTCCGTTATCATTAATAACCTGCATACCATATCGTTTCTTGGTAATGAACAATCCACTCTTAGCTATTATCTCCTGTTTAATTTCAAACCGATGTTCACTTACATTACAAAATCTATTCGCAAAATGAATATACATATCATTAATAAACTCTTGAACTTCTGATGCTATCTCTAAAATTCTCTGAGTCATCATTACATCACTCATAGTTTTATCTTTGAATCTATTTTGTATTAATGGTAAAGCTGAAAAGAACACCGAGTCAGTATCAACATAAATACAGAAATCATCATTAGTTTCAAGTTCTTTATTATAAAAATGATTACCAATTTTCTTGGTATATTTTATAAGTAATTGACCCGTTGTAGTAACCGCTTCAGCATTATCAGTATCATAAAACCTAAAAATAGGTAGTCCCAACACTCCATACAGAGAATTTAATACAATCTTTTGAATATGTTGTCGTCTTTTAAAATACTCATACTTATCATTATCTCCCGCATCACCAAACTTCTTCATCAATTTTCTATATTCAACTCTCTTATCAAACCACGTAGTCAATACTGTAGGAATAAGACCTTTCTTATCATTTCTATATAAAATACCATTCGCTGAAATAGACACTTCATTCTTTCCAAAAAACTTCTGAAATTCTTCAGTCGTAAACTTACCACATTCCTTACCACCCATTTCAATAGTATAGGTTTTCTTAACTCCCTTTACATATTGCTTTGCATCCCACCCAATAACCTTTCCTATTTTTGTTTCGGGTGATATATTTAAACTCATAATAATACAGGGATACATAGATGTAACATCTAAATCATATACCCAATCGTGTTTACCTCGTTTTGGTTCTTGGACATAAGCTCCTATTATCTTTTCATCTCTACCTATAAGTTCTTTACCCTTCGGGTCTCTATTTGGTGCTATAACTCCAATTTTTTTAAGGTATGTTAATATAGCTCCTTCCAAATATCTACTTGAATACAAAATATCCTCATAAGGAACATGACCCAAATGACAAATACCACGAGCTATAGTAATAAAATCCAACTTATCATCTAACTTTTTAATAAGCTTAACGTCGTTAATATTATAATCAATAAATTTTTGTATATCTGTCTCATACAAATCATTTAATGTACCTTCATAACCTATCTTTGCATCACCCACTTCTTCCTTTGCTATATCATCTAATCTATATGATGATTTTTGTATGAATGTAAATCTTTTATATAGAATCAAATAATCCAAACAAGATACTCCAGCTATAATATATCTACTCTGCCAGTCTCTCCAATTTACCTGGTGAATCGGTGAAAGCATATTGGCTATATCTTTACCGAGAACTTTTACTGTTCTATTATACAAGTATGGTACATCAAATCCATCTACATTCCATCCACTTATAATTGTCGGTTTTATTTCATTATATTTTACAAAAAAACTGTTTAGTAGAGCTGATTCTCTGGAGAAGAATTCTACAAATATATTATTAGTATTATAGTTGTCCTTACCTTCACCGAGAACATAACAAAAATACTCATCAGTTACGTCATCATACACCGCGATAGAGTATATTTTATTATCAGCTTTTTTCGGATCTGGAAAACCTTCAGTAACTTCCACCTCAATATCAAAATACATCTTTCTATGACCTATAGAAATATCATCGGAATCTGTATACATATCAACCAATACTCTCATATCAGGATTTATATCGGATTCAAATAAATTAGGTTGGTCGTCATCCCACCTATATACCTTTTTTACTTTATCACCATACAAAGAAACAGAATCACCATTACTATTCTTTACATAAGCATATTTTTTATAAGGGAAAACTATATGTCCCTTTTCATCATCCCAAAGATGTATTTGTTTTTTATATGGGTCAAAATGAATATTTTGATACATTATTATAACCTTAATATACTAAAATTTCACGAGAAAGTCAAGAACTTTTTTGTAATACTTCTCCTGGTAATTCACACACATCATTATTACAAAATTTATCTACAACAGCTTCATTACCTTCTATTTGTCTAAACGACAAAAATCCTAATCCTTTAACTATCTTCTTATATGTCTTTTCATCAATAGCTTCATAAGGCATCTGTTTATATGCACCACCATTTGACCTAGGTAATAAAGAAATACCTTTCAAATGATACTGAAAATAATTCAACACATTTGGTAATTGGTCTCCTTCTGTTTCTGGGTCAAATGTAACTGTACAACTAACTTGGTTGTCTGCCCAATGTCGTTGTAAGAATGCGGCTAAACTGAATTGTTCCCATATTGTAAGTTCATTAGCTGTTCTTACACCCTCACCTACATCTACTGGTACTTCTACCACCATTGTAGTATCTTCTGAACCAAAGGCTGGTTCTATTTTATATCCTGCTTTTTTTAATGGTTCAATCAAGGAACTATGTTTAGACAATCTCATTCTACGTATGTAAAAACGACTCTCAGGATAGTGCATACCAGGTGTAGCTCCTACTAACAATGAAACTGTACCACTCGGTTTTACTGATGTAGTTTTAATAGAACGTGGTACTGCTAACCAATCTGAATACATTTTGTCCCAACCCTGTATTGTGTCATAACCACTTTCTAACCATGACCTCAACTCTTCTAATCCGTTTTTACTTATAAACTGAGCTACTCCACTCACACTACATCCGATTCTACGATTTCTCAACATAACTCTGTTGGTGTCAGGCCAATGTGTTTTACCAAGTGTTACTGTCTTAGCGTAGAGATAAGCATATTTTAATGTTCTATTATAATCTTCTAAATTCTTATGATTAACTGGAAATGTTTCTACAAGACAACAAAGTTCATAGGACTCCAAACTTTGTTCCAGACAAGGATTACCACCAGCTACTCTATGGTCTTTGTGATCTGCACCGTTCTTCATACGGGAATAACCCCTCATATTTTCTAACCAAGCGAAACCAGGTTCTCCATTACCATTTATTCTTTTACATACATCATTATAATCCATACCAATTTCAGCAAATATTGAATTATTTGAAGTCCAACCGTATGTTTCTCTATGTTTGTTTACTTTATAATTTTTTAAATCCAAGTATTCTTCATCAAATGGGTCACCAAATACAATCTCAGCTGTTCTACGGACATTACCAGCTACTACACATTTTCCTATTAAGTTCATAATATCAACAATAGCTGTTATAGAAATAGGCGAACCGATATTTTCATCCAATACCTGTCGTACAGTTTCATGTACCTCTTTTAGAGGTTCATGTCCGCTGGATACCCCACCAAAACCTTTGATTGGTTCTCCTTCAGGACGTACCTTTGTGTAATCAAACTCAACTATTGTTGTACCGTGAAAGTATGACTCTAACAACAATCTAACAGATTCTACCCAACCTTCTCTTGTATCTGGAATATCATATATTTCAGTTGTTCTACCTAAATTAGGACCTTTAATCAAAACCTCACCAGCACCTTTTACATCAAAACCAACTCCAACTCCTAACATTGAAGCATCCATTAAAAAACAAAATGGTTTAGCATAATCTTCTTTAATTGTTGATGTAGATACAAATGCACAGTTATTCAAAGCAGCATACAGACCCTTTTCTTCTGTAATAGGAGTTCCCATAGCCCAAAGACCACGACCAGGTGGTAAAAATTTCATATAAAAAATACGGTCATACATTTCTTGTGCTGACCGCTGTGCTTGCCAAGGATTCCAACCAAGTTGGTATTGATTAATCCAACTCATTTGCATAGTATATGTTCCCTCTACAACTCTACGAACTGTTTCCCACCACTGCTCATTTTTTCCATTCTCTTTAATTCTTGAGTAGGTTCTCATATAAACCAATTCACCTAAACCGTTAAAACCAAATGGTGGTTTTTTTCTTTTATATTTGTTAATGAAATTTTCTGACAACTGAAACTTATCCATAAATAACAAATCTCCTTAAATTATAATCATTTGTTTTTCTGTGTCATTAGTAAATATAATATATACTATAATCTATCATTCAAAACCATCTACATTTTTATTCATATCATTATATTTGTTAGCTAACTGCTTTCTTAAATATTCTTCGGAATTATCCATCTTAGATTGTGTCTCCTTACCATATACAGATTGGTTATCATACACATCTAGTACTCCCGTAGTTGGATTCATAGTTGCTGGATAAGTAACTCCATCCAACCCAAACCTATTTTTAATTATATGAAGTCGTGCTGTATTCGCTATTTTATCTTCTACTTTTCTTGATAATGAAACCACAAAATCCGCAATCATAACTTTTGCATATGATTCTGAAACTTTTGTCGCGTCAATTATATCTTCTTCTAATGAACTTCTATTCGCTTGTGAAGCTGTCCATATAGGAATATCAACTTCTCCTGCTAATCCCCTTAAATCCTCATACACATTTTCTAAAACAAATCTTCTCTCTGTACCCACACCTCTTAATATATCAGCATAATCTACAATAACCAAATCTGGAATTATACCCTGTATTTCTACTTGTTTCAAATGAGCTTCTATTCCTTGAACACCAATTGACTTGGTTGGAAAATATTTGATTATCAAATTGCCTTTAAGCTTTTTAATTTTCTTTTCAACTTCTTCTTTATAATATTTTATATTTGTTGTAGGTATTCTACTAAAAACTGTATCATACCTAAGACCCACATAACTTTGGTTTAATTCTAATGTATAATGTATTACTGATAATCCTTGTTTTACCCCACTCGCTCCGATAGCTTGTAAACACCAAGTTTTACCCACACCTGCTGGTGCCACAATAACTCCAAGTTCTCCCTTACCCAAACCACCATCCATTATTTCATTTATAATATCCCATGAAGTTTTAATAGTATCTCTTGTTGATTTAGTTAATCGTTCCTCTAAGTTAGTTAAATAATCGTGTCCAATATCTTTTGTAGTCCCTGCTTTTAACGCTTTATCTATGATTACTTTAATTTCATCATATTCTTTATTTTGTAACAGGTCAACTGACTTTACAATAGCTTCTTTTAATGACTGATTTTTACAAAAAGTCAAAACTTCTTTTTTTACAAAATTCAAATCTGTAGCTTCTCTGTGATTCCAAGCATCTTTCAATTTCTCTATAACCGATGTTTTTAATATATCATTTTCTATTTCCCCTACTTTTATTTTTAACACTTCAAGAGTCGGAGGTGTTTTATACTCTATAAAATAATCTTTTATTGATTTAACCAACCACTTATTTGCATCCGAATCAAAAATACTTGGTTCTATAATATCAGATATAGTTTGTATAAATTCTTTATTACTCAATAAAGACATTATAATCTTTGATTGAAATGAAGAACCAAACTTTGTTAATGTATCAGTCATTTATTAGCTCACTCTCCATATAATTTCTTAACCCTCTCATTTTCCATTATTTGATAATTCTTTTTTCTATATCTTTCTCTAGCTTCTTTCTTCAATCGTTCTCTATTTCTATAATAATATTCCAGCTGCCACCGACGTTGTGCTTCTTTTCTTTCGTCCTCTGTAAAATATATACGTTTTCTACCCATGAGACTTCTCTGCCATTCTATTCAACCTATTAAAAGTAGTCATCAACCAACTGTTTAAGTTTGGTAAACCAGAATATAACTTATCTTCCATAAACATTTTTTGAAACTTAAACTTTATCATTCTCTGTATAGGACCATTTACCTGTCTAACAATTTTTGTTTTTGTTGAAGCTGATATATTAACATTATGTAACTGCATCAACTTCTCGTTCAATAACACTTGCTCCCTATTATTATATACATTTTTATATAATTTAAACTCGTCTTTTTTTTGTTCTGCTAATACCAACAAGTCTTTTACATTCGAATTTTCACTCTCCATTACAGAATCAAAATACTTCTGTATTGTTTTGATACCAGCTCCCCGTATTCCTGGTATATTGTCTGATTTGTCACCATCTAATACTCTATATAATAGAAAATTGTTTGGTGCTATCTCATAATCTTTTAAGACGCCTTCGGGATTATATAACTTTTTTCTAACAGGATTCCATATAGAAATTCTTTCATTAACTAACTGTAAGAAATCTTTATCTGTAGACATTATAGTAATCTTACTTTCTGTTAGTACCTGTTTTGTTATATAAGCTATAACATCGTCAGCTTCTATGTTTTCAGTACTGAATATCGTAAGAGGAAGTAAACTTAAATATTCTACACACCTTTTGAGCTGTAGAATCATATTGTGTCGTTCATCTTTTTGTGAAGAAAACTGTTCGACACGGTTTACTCTATATGATGTACGTTTTCTTTTCTTGTACTCAGGAAATAGTTTTCGGCGGCGGTGAGACCCACCCTTACCATCAAATACGATGATACAACGAGTGGGTCTTAACGTTTTTATGGAATAACCAACTGACTTAAGAAAACCAACTATTCCACCAACGTGAATTCCATCAGCGTTAGTAGTTGGTAAAACACTAAATACTCTTATAAAGGTATTCAGTCCATCTATTATCAGTACTTTATCATTAGGTTCACCGTTATCTACTTGACCGCCTTTTCTTTTTATCTCTTCGAGTATAGAAATATATCTATCATTGGGCATCAAACATCTTCTACTTCGTCAACTGTAACCGTTACATCATCTATTCCAAAGCTTTGGTCATATTTCAGAATAAGAGTGTCACATATCATATCATAGATGTGATTCTTGAAATCTTTATCTGATAATTTTTCTGACCAATTCTTAGATTGGAATTTGATTTCTTCTCCAGTATGGTCATCCATAGTATACCAAGCACCACTATTTTTAACTAACTTGTGGTCTTTTAATACTCGTAACCAACTACCAGGGTCATCAATACCTGTTTCAAAATACAAATCAAAATCGGCATGTCTCATCGGAGGTCCTAATCTATTTTTGATTACTTGAGCTCTGATTTTCATACCAATTGTATTCTTACCAGTATCCTTGATTTGACCAAGATTTTTTAACCTGATTCGAGTTGAAGCGTGAAATGGTAAAGCTTTGCCACCACTTGTAGTCCAAGGGTCACCGAACATCACACCAAGTTTTTGTCTTAACTGATTTGTAAAGACAAGAGCTATCTTCTCTCTACCAATCATCTGTGTGATTTTCCTCATAGCTTTTGATATAATGATAGCTTTAGCTGTTGCCCAACCTTCTTTATCAAAGTCACCTTCCAACTCTACCTTAGTTGTAGCTCCAGCTAATGAATCTACAAGTATAGCTACTAGTCTATCCTTATCCGACTCACGTACTTTAGCTACTATCTCCTCTATAGCTGAAAAAACATCCTCTACTGTCTCCAAATGAAGATAGAGCATGTTGTTTACATCAATACCAATAGCTGCTAAAAACTCAGTACTTACAGAAGTTTCTGTATCTATGTATACTGCTACCCCACCCTGTCTTTGTGTCTCTGCCAGGATATGAGCACCAAGTAATGATTTACCACTCGATTCTAAGCCATTAATTTCAGTGATTCTACCCACGGCTATTCCACCGTGCGCTTTATTTGAAATAGCTAAGTCCAACATTGTTGAACCTGTGGACACAAACTCCTTTATATCGGTAGGTGTTATATCCGTACCATCAAGAAAGTAAGCTACTTTTGATTCGCTAAACTGTTTATTTAGATTGTCAGCTAATATACTAGCTAACTCATCTCGTGAAGTCATTTTCAGACCTACTTATTGAATAGTTCGTCGAATGCAGCTGATGCGTCAGATACTACATTTTCAGTAACAGTAGATGATTCTTCTACTCCTTCACTTCCTTCTGTATTTTCGTCTGACGGATTTAACCAATCATTTAATATCTCTGTCAACTCATCATAAGTTTTTTCTTGATATATCTCACGAATATCCATCTGTTTATCCAAGAGATTTTCTAACAAAGAAGAATCGTCTGTGAGAGGTGTTTGATTAGGTTTTACACGAATAGTGGTCTTAGGAAATGAAGCACCAGTTTCTTCAGCTGTCTTGAACTCTACAGAAACATCCCTACCATTTACAGGGTCAGTAATGTCACCATAATCAGGGTCAGCTATAATAGAAAGTAGTTCTTGATAAACCATCTTACCAAATCCCCAAAACTTAACTCCTTCACTTTCTTCACCACGAACTACTACTGGAGTAAAGGTTCTCATCTTAGCTTCAAGTTTCTTACCAAGTCGGTAATCTTCTTTATTACCACCTGTCTTTAACTTATCAGCAAACTCCTCAATCGGGTCTGGGCGACCAAAACTGACTGGGGATAAATGAGACCTATCTCCTAAATCGTAATGAAAGTACAACTCAATAAACGGATTATCTTTGTTGTGCTTATACGGTAAAATCCTCAGCTGAGTTCTACCAGGTGAGGGTTTCCAAAGATTTGAAGTCCGTGTGTTTGTTGTTTGTAGTTGTGTGAGTTTCTTGCGAATTGCGTCTAGATCCATTTTGTATCTCCTTATTATTATTTATTAATTTACAATTCATAGTTGTTATTAAAACAACCTTCATCAATAATATATATTATTGAACTTCCGAAAAATACAATTTATTTTTCGGTATTATCCCAAGTTTTTACATCTACTATAGTATAAATTCTTGTCCTTATTTTATTGAGGCCTTCTTCATTTGTCAGTAGTAAACTATTTTGATAACTTTCCCAAGGTATTGGAAAACTCTTATCTAACTTACCATTATTCAATTCTCTAATAGTTTCATTCAATGCATTGATTGTATATAAAGTATTTGTCTGTTTCTTTCTGTGGAGTGATATAGTGTCAGGTACTCCTTCTATAAAATTTTCATCGTACTCTACATTGTAAGTACAAATTAATTGGTGATGGTCATCTTCATTTTGAAACACATAAATTTTATCAAAAACAATTTCATTACATTCTATGATTAATTTTACAGTATCATAGAATCTGTTTCTACGGGTGAATGTACAGAGGAGTTGGGTTTTCATTATATTCCAGCTCTATCTGATTTAACTTTACTTTTAACACAAGATTTCATATCTTCACCAAATCCACTAGCAACTTTTTGTGATGTTCCCGCAGTTCTCCAAGTATCATCTGCTATATGAGTCTTGTCTCCACTTTCATCTTTTGAATTAATAACAATTGCACCAGTCTCAGCCTCAATAGTACAAGTTTCTTTTAAATGTTGTTTTAATCCTTTTCTATCACCAGGTGGAATTTCATATCCACTCTTATTTGCCAAACAACTTCTAATATGACTTGCTTTTGCACCATTGATACCCATTTGTAATAATACTTTATCATCTTCGTCATCTTCCATATCAATGTATGTATTGTAGTGCATTGCTTCCATAACGGTATTTACATAAGCCTGTGTATGTGGACCATTCTTATCATCTTTTGGAAATCCTTGTTCTTCATCTGCCTCAGTAACTTTATTAACAACACTTTGGTGTGCTTCTTTTACTGAATTTTGTTCTGCTTTCTTTATCTGGCCCGAGTCTTTAACACTTTTTGATTTTAATGAAGAAGATTGTCCTCTCTTTTCAAGTTCGGCTCTTACTTTATTTAATGACCTATGGCCACCAGTATCAACTTCACCAACCTTAATAAATAATTTACCATAAGGTTCATAAGAAACTTTAGTTCCGTTTTTTCCATGCCACTTATCATCACCCATAAATTCTTGAGTCTTTTTTATTTTTTCTTTAGTAGACATTTTATTCCAATCATCATCTGAAATACCATTATCTTCTAAATAACAACCTAACTCACTACCTGCTCTTGGTTTTCCCTCTTTTGATCTTTTCCTTTTATTTCCTCGTTCTCCTATTTGTTTAACTCGTTTAGGAGCTGCAACTTCAGCAACATTTACAAAATCATCATCAACTTCCACTTTTGTAGAACTCTTTTTAGTTTCTTCCGTAACAGTAGTTACTTTCTTTATTCCATCATCAATAGCAGTAGTTACTGTTTGAGCAGTCTCTGTTCCGAAATCTTTTTTCATAACTTCAAATCTAACAGATGGTGTAGTATTATTTTGAGGATCACTCATATCACTATCCTTTTTATTTGATACTGATACAATAAATGTTCTACCATTTTCATCTCTACCAACAACATAAGTGTCGTGATAAGTTCTGAATTTTTTAAATGATTTTAATTCTCTTTCATAATACTTTTTATCTTCTGGAGTTTTTGCTTCTTTTAATTTCTTTTCTAAATCTGCCTCTACTTTATTATCTATTTCTGTAGTGGATTGTATGGTTTGATGTGGTTGTGAAGTATCCATTCTACTTTCGTTTAAATGTTCTTGTGTGGCGAGTGCTCCGTCATACGCCGCTCTCATCCAAGTCTTATAGTTATTATCACTTCCACCAAAACCAGTTGAACTTGAGAATACATTTGGTTTATCCATTTCTTGCATTCGTTTTAATTCTTGGTTAGCCCAAACTTCTCTACTTGCAATATATTGTTTACCCTCATCAGAATCAGGTGTTAATCCTATTGCTGCTAAATCTCGTACTTCTTTTGTTGATGGATAGTTAGGTTTTCTTGAATCCAATCCATCCTTTTCTTTTTTAATATCTTCTGCATTTTCTTTATTGAACTTATCATAATCAAGGTTATCAACTGCACCACAATATCTTGATTCACCTTGACTTGCAGTCTCACCACCTGCACCAGCTACACCTTTATCTCTTAAATCAGAAGTCTTTGTTTGCTCATTTGATAATTCTTGTTCTTGTGGTGTTTTATCAACTTTTGGTTTTGATTTTGGTTTTTTTACTTTTTTAGGTTTTTCTTTATCAAAATCCCGTTCAAAATCTGAAGGTTTTAAACCTTTTCTTGGTTTTTCTGGTTCTTCGCCCGTACCTTTCTGTCTTAAAGCATCGGCTGCTTTGAATGCTGATGAGTCAGTATGTCTTTTAATAGCTTGTCCGTATGTAGTGGTCTTTTGAATATCTTTACCATCTTTATCTTTAATTGTATATTTTACGGGGGTTTCGGGGTCAATAGTTTTTTTCTTCTGTTCTACTATATTACCTATAAACTCCATACGAGCTTCACCAGGCCAACCATGTTGTCCTAGTATTTCAAACAATTTGGATAGATGTGTAGCATCAGTAGTATCGGGTACACCCGACTTGACTGACTCTCTCCAATCTAATAATATTTTATTTAGTATTGAACTTCTCATTAAATTTTTCTGTTACGTCCACCATCTCATGATAATTTTTACCCACACTTACACTCGTCGGATATTTACCTTCATGTTCAATCTCATTTTTTATATCTTGTAAAAAATTTTCACCGTCGCTGTTATCGTAATCAAAAAGAAATGAATCATAACTATATAATATCAATTTACTCTCCACATTATTTTTATTTAATTTAGGTATAAGAGTATTCAACATTTTCATATTGTTCTCGGTTTCCGTTACCTGTATTAAATAATTGAACAATTTATTTTTGTTCATATTAAATAAATTTCTTCTAAATATTCTCTTATTATAAATATCTGTTAATATAAATTCCTTATTTCTATACTCATCCCACCGACGTGTCTTATATTTCTCTACTTTTCTAAAAAAATCATTTGTTTCAATCACTTCTTTAGGTGTTTTACCGTATAGATATTTGAATGATAATTTTTTTGATTTTTCATAATCACATTTATAATATTTACTCATATATCCGTGTACAGATTCTTTCGGAAACTCATAACCTACTATATCAGCTATCAATCTTAAATGATAACCGTCATAATCAAATTCTACCAAATTACCATACTCACCAAAACTACTTACAAACTTCCGTCTACTACCATCAGTTTTATTTAGTGCTGCGTAATTGATACCACCAAATCTGTTTGATGGTCTACCCGTTGAAGTATAGATGTTATACTCTGTATGTTTTAATCCATCTAGAGTCATTAAACCGTTGGATTCTATATGTTGTAAATTATCTAAAACTTCCTCGTTATATTTATCAAACCCATTTGTCATATAAGCTGTTACGTGATACTTAGAAAATTTATCTAAAAGTTTTCTACAATATTCAATATGTTTCATTATTGGAATTATGTCATTTAACTGACGTTCATTTCTATATTTGTTATAAAAGATATCGTGAACAGGTGTTGTTATATCTTCAATATAAAGAGGTTCATTATAATTCATATAATGTAATAAATTTATATCAAACATATTTTTTAATTTCATAAAGTGACTAAGTTTCTTTTTGTCATAAGTATATTTAAAAATTTCAGTATTCAAATCATATTTTACTTTTTCAAGGTCTACTCCACACACAGCTTCCGTATGATTAAATGGTAAAATATATTCAGAATCAATAAACTTCGTATGATTTAAAAAAATATAAATGAAACTTAATCTATTCTCACAGGGATGTAAGTTGTGGTCAGATAGTATTGGAATTAAAAGACACCTTCCTTTACTACTTTGATAATTTTTTATAAACTCTTCATATTCACCAAAACTATCAATTATTTTCATTTGTATAACCCACCTTATGTTTTACAAAATTAACTATTAGTTCGGCTATGTTTGTATTAGTATACTTGTCCATTCCTTCAAAACCTGGTGATGAATTTACTTCACATACTCTATAACTACCATTATCAAATAACAAATCAACTCCTGCTATATCTAAATGTAATAGCCTCGCTGACTCTCCACCTAACCATTCTATCTCCTCTGTAATTTGATATGGGATACCTTCACCACCTCTTGTGATGTTTGCTCTGAAGTCACCATCAGTTGCTTGTCTCATCATACAACCGACTACTTTGTTATTTAAAACAAAAACTCTTATATCTCTACCCCACGAATCTTTGATAAATTCTTGAACAATAATGTTATAACTCTTTGAAGTTATCTCAGCTAATTTAATTAAATCTTGAAACTGTCTTTTGTTCTCAGCTAAGAATACTCCAGCTCCAAACGAACCACTTAACGTTTTTACAATAATTGGAAATCCTATATTCTTTTCGACGAAATCTACATTAATTGGGTGTCTTACCAAAAGAGTTTTTGGTACTGGTAGGTTTGATTCACCTAATATTTGTTGTGTGTATAACTTATCTTTAACTGTATCTATAGAAGCACTACCATTTATTAATTCAACACCAAGTCTTTCTAAGTGTCTTATGATAGCTTTAATAAAATATGTAGTACCACTACCAGTTCGTGGAATTACAAAGTCAGGAAGTCCTCTTGCCTTTCCAGCAACCAAGATACTTTTCCTGTCATCTCTACTCACAAAAATATCTACATCTTGTGGATTGACTACACGAATCTTAATATCTTGTTTCTCAAACTCTTCTACAAGTTTTTGAGTTTCCCAAGATTCACTTACTACATTTTTATATAATACCCAACCATTCATTTATAACCTTTCTTATATATATTAAATTAAACTCTCAATATCAATTTTTTTTAGTAACCTCCACCTGTACCTGTGACTGTACCACTAACACCAGAAGAAGGAGTACTTGTTGTTGTCCTTCTCTGTAATTTCATATTTAACTTTTCACTTGGTGTCGGAGGTTCTCTATAGAACTCTATCATATTTGTAACCTTAGTTGTAATAAACTCCATTTCTTCTTCGGCTCTTAAAATAGAAGCTGTATTACTATCAATTATTTCTTCACGTACAGGGGCCATTAATCTCCACTTCACAGATATCTTTGTATAAAATGAATTAGTAGCTACATAATCTTTGTATGATATTTCTTTAATAGGAGCGTTTTTATTATTAGCTTGACGAGCAAAGTATCTATAAAAATAACCAGTAGTATAATCTAAAGGTTTTGGTAGTGGTTTATATTCTGTATAATACTTCTCAGATCCCAACTTTCCCCTTTTAGCGTTTCTATATTGAGTTAACATACCTTCATATTTAACTCTCCGTACCAATCTTGTTTTATTACTATGTACTTCACCCGTCATAAAATATTCTTTTTTATCCATAGTATAATGAATATGATATGGGGTTCCTTGTGGAAGCCAAGAACCATCATAATATCTAAATTCTTGTTTTTCAGATACACCAGCACTTTCTATTACTCGTTCAGTATTATCATGTATTTGTTTTATTGTTAGCATATTATTAACCAGGTGGTCGTGGTACTTCTATTCTAGCTATAGGTCCTCCCGTCATCTCTTCTAAAGAAGGTGATGTACGTATTTCAAGTTTAGGTTGGTCTTCTTTTTTCGGTGTTAATTTACCTGTTTTTTTGTCTTTAATAAATAAAGCGGCTTCAAGTTCTTTTTTCAATTTTTCTTCCAATTTAAGTGCCCCATCACCAGCATATCTCATTTGACCTCTTATAGTTGTTGACCAAAAACTTGAATCTACTCTATGACTAACATCCATTGCCTGATAAACTGTACTCTTTCTTATTTTTTTCGGTAAATAACTTGAATGAAAAACATTACCTGGAAATATACCACCAGTTCCGTCTATATCTAACTCTAATTCTATATTCAATAATGGGTCTGTCGTACTATGAATACCAGCATCATCATCTTTTATTTTATTAAACATATCTTTTTGAACTTCTCTTTTTAAGTCTCCATGTTCTCCATACCATCTTAAATTAGAAGTGCCTGCTTCGTTTGACAGTTTTATATTTTCTGGTACTGTTTCCGTTACTACTGCTGGTATAGGTTCTACAACTTTGCCAGTTAACTTTCCCACAACCCATGCCCACACTCCAGGTTCTTCTTCTGAAACTTCTACCGCTATATCGTCCGACTTTTTCTTTTTTTCAAGTGCAGCTTCTACTTTTAATGCTGGTACTATATTAATAGTATGTCCTCTATTTCCTTCTGGAGCTTTACCCGTAGCAAGAGGTATAACTAATGGAATTCCTGCTATATCTTTTTGTAAAAAAGTACCGACACCACCAACACTTAAAGACTTATTTTCATCTGCTGTTAGATTACCGAATTCCCTATTATTCTTAAAGGCTATAGATATTTCACCCGATATCCTATCTCTATACGATTCATTTTTACTGTCATAGTTCGGATTAAATAATCTTGCAAATATTTGAGCATCTTTATCTCCTCCCAGTTCAGTTACAGAAAAATCCTTTTCATTATCACTCTTTCCATCATTTTTATATGTCGCTCCACTACCATATAAAGCTCCTAAAGCCATTTTATCTGGTAATTTTGCTGTAAAATTTTGACTTCTTACTAAAC